AATGGATGCCTCGGTGAACGACCGATTTTTAGGTGGTCGTGGAACGGTGTGGGTGCGTTATGAGCCACACACCAGCCCGATTGGCATTGAAGATGATGGCGTAAGTGTCACTAGCGCTATTGAGCAGGGCGAAGGTGCGCCGCCGATGATGGAGCGGATTGAGTACGAATGCACCCCCGTGGATTACGTTCATTGGCGCGATTTTGGGCATTCACAGGCGCGTACCTGGGAAGAGGTGACGCACGTATGGCGATGGGTCTACATGACCCGTGAGGCACTGATAGAGCGGTTTGGCGAGGAAATGGCGGCGAAGATACCGCTAGACCAAGGGCCAGAGCCACTTAACGCTTACAACGAAAACAAGCGCACGCTCAACCGCGCAAAAATTTGCGAATTGTGGGACAAAGAGAATTTACGCGTGGTGTGGTTTTGCAAAGGCATGCCACAGATCATTGACGAACGCGATGACCCTTTAAATTTAGAAGGGTTTTTCCCGTGTCCAAAGCCGTTGTATGCGACGACGACAAGTGACACGTTGGTGCCAGTACCTGATTTTGTGCTGTACCAAGACCAAGCAATGGAATTAGACATTTTGTCAGACCGCATTGATGGCTTGGTGAAGGCATTGCGTGTGCGCGGCGTATATGACGCCAGCCAGCCCGCGTTGCAGCGATTGCTTACAGAAGGCGACAACAATGCGCTTATCCCTGTGGATAAGTGGATGGCATTTTCGGAGAAAGGTGGCTTGAAAGGCAGCATTGATTTGTTGCCTTTGGACACGCTCGCTAATGCGCTGCTGAACTGTTATCGCGCGCGTGAAGACATCAAGTCCCAAATTTACGAAATCACGGGCATTTCAGACATTATTCGTGGCGCATCGTATGCGTCAGAAACAGCGACCGCACAGCAAATTAAGGGTCAGTACGCAGGGTTGCGTTTACGCAGCATGCAAGAGGATGTGGCGCTATTTGCCAGCGACATTATCAAGCTCAAAGCGCAGGTGATGTGCAGTAAGTATCAGCCGCAAAGGCTGTTGGCGTATGCAGCCGCTGAGCAGATGACGCCTGCTGACCAACAGTTGATACCGCAGGCCATTGAGCTATTGCGCGACAAGCCGCTACGTAATTTCCGCGTAGACATTGCGGCGGATAGCTTGGTGATGCTGGACGAAAACCAAAATCGCCAAGACCGGCTGCAGTTTTTGCAAGCCTTTGGCGGTTTCTTGGCTCAAGCGCTGCCGGTGGGTCAAGCCAGCCCACAGATGGTTCCACTGATGATGGAATTGCTCCGTTTTGGTATGCAAGCGTTTAAAGCGGCTCGCCCGATTGAGGGTCAGCTGGATGCAACGCTACAACAGTTGGCGCAATCGGCAGGACAGGCCAACCCAGAGCAACAAGGCAAGCAAGCCGAAATGCAGATGAAGCAAGCAGAATTGCAAGGACGCGGGCAATTGGAACAGCAAAAAATCCAGTTGGAAGCCGCGTTGTCGCAAGCGAAGATGCAACATGAAATGCAGCTGGAGCAAGTGCGTGCGCAATCCAAATTGCAGGTGGAACAGCAAAAAATGGATTTTGAGGCGCGATTGGAAGCCGCCAAACTGCAGCAAAAACAAATGGCTGAGCGTTACAAAGCCGATTTGGACGCGCAAACCAAGCTCATGGTTGCCCAAATGAATAAGCCGGTAATGCCGTTAAATCAATGAAACGCACGTACGTTTACATAGACGGTGAATTTGTGGAGCGGAAAAAAGACCGCAAGGGCCGTTATCACTACGTAATGCCTGACATTCAGCCGTACAAAAGCATGATTGACGGGCGCATGATTGAGTCACGCTCGCAGCACCGCGCACACTTAAAAGCAAACAACTGCATAGAAGTGGGGAACGAAGACCCCGCCAAACATGTACACCGTGAATCGGTGAAAGACACGCGGTTAGAACGCATTAAGCACATGGTTAACACGCGCATGACCAATGCGCAAGCCGACCGTTTGCTGCGTCAGTTAAAAACAGAGGCAAACTTTACCAATCCCCACAGGAGAGGCTGATATGGACGTACAAGAGTCCACGGAAATGCAAGAGGGCCAACAGCCCGAAGTTGACCGGCGCAGTATGTTGGAAGAAGGGCTAGAAGCCGCAGAGCGTGGCGAGCCGATTGAAGCCAAACCGCGTGACGAGCAAGGCCGATTTGCGCGTCAGCAGGAAAAAGAAGAAGCCGAGCCGCCAATTTGGCGTCGGCCGCCTGCGTCGTGGAAAAAGGATTACCACGAAGTGTGGGCAAAAGCAGACCCGCGCATGCAGGAATACGCGTGGCAGCGCGAAGAGCAAATGCGCGCAGGGGTAGAGCCGTTAATAGCCAAAGCGCAATTTGCGGATTCTATGAACAAGGTGATAGAGCCGTACATGCCAACTATTCAGGGCATGGGGTTATCGCCAGAGCAAGCGGTAGGCGCATTGATGCAAGCGGATTACGCCTTGCGCACGTCCAATCCGCAGCAAAAATTGCAGTTATTCATGCAGTTGGCGCAGTCGTACGGTATTCAGTTGCCGACGCAAGGCGCGCCGCAACAGCAAGGACAACGCTCTGTTGACCCGTTGGTGTGGCAATTGCAAAACGAATTAAACAACGTTCGTGGCGAAGTAATGGGCTGGAAACAGCAGCAGGAAATGCAGCAAAATCAGCAGCTACTGAACGAAATAAACCAATTTAGTTTGAAAACCGAACATTTTGAAGAAGCGCGGCCAGCGATGATTCAGCTCCTACAGAGCGGAATGGCAGAAACGTTGGAAGACGCTTACGACAAAGCGATTCGGCTAAACCCTGATTTGTTTGAGCAGGTAAGCAAAGCCCAACAGGCTGAGCAAGCGGCCAAACAAGCGAAGGAGTACACTCGGGCAGCGAAAGTAGCCCGCGCAGCAGCGGTGAGTGTCAGAAGCGCCACACCAGGCGCCCACACGGCTCCCAAGGCGGCAAACCGTCGTGCGTTGTTAGAGGAGGCATTTTCCGAATCTGACGCGCGTTTGTAATTAACTGATATAGGAGACGAAATATGGCATGGGCCAACTCTAGTATCAGCGACATCATCGCCACCACCATTCAGAGCCGTAGCGGTGAATTAGCTGATAACGTGACCAACAACAACGCGTTGTTGCGTCGTTTGAAAGAGCGTGGAAACGTGAAAACGTTTTCGGGCGGTAACGTGATTTTGCAAGAACTCATGTATACCGATCCGACCACGAACAACACCAACTCGTACAGCGGCTATGAAGTGCTGAACGTAGGCCAGAACTCGCCCATTTCGGCGGCGCAGTTCAGCATTACGCAGTATGCTTCTGCTGTGACCATTTCGGGTCTGGAGATGATTCAGAACTCGGGCAAGGAGGCCATCATTGACCTGCTTGACGGTCGCATGGAAGTGGCTGCAGCACAGTTAGCCAACCGCATTTCGGGCGACTTGTACGGCGACGGCACCGGCAATGCAGGCAAAAACCTGACGGGCTTGGCCGCTGCTGTGCCGGATGACCCGACAACGGGAACGTATGGCGGCATTAACCGCGCTGTGTGGACTTTCTGGCAGAGCAAGAAATTCTCGGCCGCTGCTGATGGCGGCGGTGCGGGTGCTGTGTCCAGCACGACCATTCAGGGTTACATGGACTCGCTTGCCGTGCAGTTGGTTCGCGGAACCGACAAGCCTGACCTCATCGTTGCAGATAACAACTACTATCGTTTCTATCTGCAGTCGTTGCAGGCCATCCAGCGCATTACGGAGTCTGGCTCCGGCATGGCGGGTTCGGGCTTTGCGTCATTGAAATACTACGGTGCGGGTATGGCCTCCGACGTGGTGTTGGATGGTGGTATTGGCTCGTCCACGTACAACAGTGATGCGGGCAACGCAAACCACATGTGGTTCCTCAACACCAAGTACCTGCATTTCCGCCCGCACAAAGACCGCAATTTTGTGCCGATTGGCGGCGAGCGGCAGGCCGTTAACCAAGACGCCATTGTGAAACTGATTGGCTGGGCAGGTAACTTGACTTGCTCGGGCAGCCAGTTCCAAGGCGTGTTGATTGCTTAAAGGAGTACACACAAATGGCAGTTTCAACATCAAATGTCATTGGCGTGGCTCTGGGTTCAACCAGTGATAGCGCTGTGTTTAAAGTTGGCACCACCGTCAACTTGGACGATGGCGGCCAAGCTATCTACGTGCAAGCAGCCTCGGCTGTTGCGCAGTACGATGCAGTCGCCGTTTTGGGCGATAACACGGTTGTGCCGTTGACCACGACCAACTCAGCCTCTAGCAAGGTGGTTGGTTTCGCACAGGCGGCCATTAGTGCCGACTACTTTGGCTGGGTACAGCTAGGTGGTAAGCCTGTGGTGAAATTGGCCGCCTCCTGCGCACCGTCTGTACCGTTGTACACGACGGCTACCGCTGGAACGCTAGATGATGCGATTGTGACCGGCGGATTGGTGGAGGGCTTGGTTGCCCTTACCACTGCGTCGGGTGCGACCGCACTCACCTGCGTAGCAGGCTATCCGCACGTCGCAACGGGAACCGTAGGCGAGTAACGTGCAACCTCTGGAAATCACGGTGCAAGCGGCGGGAACGGAAGAGGAGTTATGTTCCAATATCCGCTCGGCGCTTGCCCGTGGTTTGCCAGAATTGATGCTTGGCCCCACCAAACACGACGGCACAATGGTGCTAGTGGCAAGTGGATGGTCAATGCCCGATTACGTGGACGAAATCCGCGCACATCAAAAAGCTAACCGTCCCATCGTGGCTATTAAAGCTGCGCATGATTTTTTGGTTAAAAATGGCATTAAGCCTGATTTGTGGGTCAATTTAGACCCGCGTGACCGCACCAGCGGCATTCAAGAACTGAACGACCACACGGTATATATGCCTGCTTCACGTTGCCCACCGTCAACGTTTGAGCATTTAAAAGGCCGCAAAGTGTTGTTGTGGCATTCGTGGGCAGAAGGCAAAGAGATGGAAGCCATTGGCCCCGGCAAGTTAGCCATTGGCGGCGGCACGACATCAGGACTGCGCGCCGTTAACATTGGCTACATTTTGGGTTACCGAAAATTTGTGTTGTATGGCTACGATTCGTGTAACCGCGCAGATGGCGTTAAACGATTTACGGGCGACATGACTGGCCCTAGCGTTGACGTATGGGTGGGCGGCGAAAACGGTAAAAAGTTTAACTGCAACATGGCAATGGCGCAGCAAGCGAACGAATTTCAGAAGATTTTTGGCGTCATGGCAGATGTTAATTTAGAAGTAAAAGGGCCAGGGCTGATTGCTGAAATTATGCGCGTTCGTGAGCAGCGCGCAGAGGCAGCCTAATGGCAATTCCATCACGGGTTTTGGCGTCAGGTGTAAACAGCCTGTCAACGGTCGCCATTTGTGGTGACGGCAACGCCAGCGTGACAGCGGCCGGCACGTCTGCAGGCGATGCGACAACGCTAACGTTTGTGTACAACAACGTCACTACAACGGACGCAGGCACTGGCGTTAAGTTACCGCCTACGGAAGCAGGCGAAACCATCATTGTGCGTAACGGCGGCGCAAATCCGCTGACGGTGTATCCGTACGACACCAACAGCACGATTAACGCGGCAGGTTTCGGAACCATTAACAGTAAATGTTCGGCAATGTTTTATGCCGTGACCAATACGCTGTGGGAAGAACTACAGGGTTTTGGCCGCTCTGTTCCAATTTTGCATTACGGCGCGTTTTCAGACACAACCACGCAAACCATTGTGAGCATTAACACTGCGTATGCGATGACGTTTGACACGACTGACAGCAGCAACGGCGTGTCTATTGGTTCGCCAGCGTCACGAATAGTCGTGAATGAGCAAGGCGTGTACAACGTGCAATTTTCTGCGCAGCTAGACAAAGCGTCGGGCGGCGCGGCAGATGTTTACATTTGGCTGCGCAAAAACGGCACCAACGTGCCAAACACGTCCGTCAGAGTGACATTACAAGGCACTGCGGCGCGTCAAGTAGCAGCATGGAATTTTGTGATTCAGCTAGAACCTACAAATTATGTAGAATTGATGTGGGCGGCAGATGACGCCGACGTTGTAGTTTTAGCGGCCACCGCCACAAGCGTATGGCCGGCGATTCCCTCAATCATTTGTACCGTAACACAGGTCAACAAC